ACGCAGATGTTTTCCTGCTGGCTGGAAGAGGCACTTCTTCGGGGGATTATTCGTCCGCCACGGGCACGTTTTGATTTTTATCAGGCGCGATCAGCCTGGTCACGGGCTGAGTGGATTGGTGCCGGAAGAATGGCCATTGACGGGCTCAAGGAGGTTCAGGAATCAGTGATGCGCATTGAGGCCGGACTGAGCACGTATGAGAAAGAGCTGGCGCTGATGGGCGAGGATTATCAGGACATTTTCCGCCAGCAGGTCAGGGAATCTGCAGAGCGGGAAAAAGCCGGACTCTCACGTCCGGTGTGGATAGCGCAGGCGTATCAGCAGCAGATAGCGGAGAGTCGCAGGCCGGAAGAGGAGACAACACCACGTGAGACGTAATCTTTCACACATTATTGCCGCAGCATTCAATGAACCGCTGCTTCTGGAGCCCGCCTATGCGCGGGTTTTCTTTTGCGCGCTCGGGCGCGAGATGGGGGCAGCAAGTCTTTCGGTACCACAACAGCAGGTACAGCTTGATGCTCCCGGAATGCTGGCTGAAACGGACGAGTACATGGCCGGAGGTAAACGACCGGCCCGTGTTTACCGGGTGGTGAACGGTATTGCGGTACTGCCGGTGACCGGCACGCTGGTGCACCGGCTGGGGGGGATGCGGCCATTTTCCGGAATGACTGGCTATGACGGCATTGTCGCCTGTCTTCAGCAGGCAATGGCAGATAGCCAGGTGCGGGGCATACTGCTGGACATTGACAGTCCGGGCGGGCAGGCCGCCGGCGCGTTTGACTGCGCTGACATGATTTACCGCCTCCGTCAGCAGAAGCCGGTCTGGGCACTGTGCAATGACACGGCCTGTTCTGCAGCCATGCTGCTGGCGTCGGCCTGCTCCCGACGGCTGGTTACCCAGACATCCCGTATCGGCTCCATTGGCGTGATGATGAGTCATGTCAGCTATGCCGGTCATCTGGCGCAGGCCGGAGTGGATATCACGCTGATTTACGCCGGGGCGCATAAGGTGGATGGCAATCAGTTTGAAGCCTTACCGGCAGAGGTGCGTCAGGACATGCAGCAGCGGATTGATGCGGCGCGCCGGATGTTTGCCGAAAAAGTGGCGATGTTTACCGGTCTGTCTGTTGATGCAGTCACGGGAACAGAGGCCGCTGTTTTTGAAGGTCAGTCCGGCATTGAGGCCGGGCTGGCGGATGAATTAGTCAATGCGTCGGATGCCATCAGTGTGATGGCCACGGCGCTGAACAGTAATGTCAGAGGAGGCACTATGCCGCAATTAACTGCAACGGAAGCCGCCGCGCAGGAGAACCAGCGAGTGATGGGGATCCTGACATGCCAGGAAGCGAAAGGACGTGAACAGCTTGCCACGATGCTGGCAGGGCAACCGGGCATGAGCGTTGAACAGGCCCGGGCGATTCTGGCCGCGGCGGCACCGCAGCAGCCGGTGGCATCCACGCAGAGTGAAGCCGATCGCATTATGGCGTGTGAAGAAGCGAACGGTCGTGAACAACTGGCGGCAACGCTGGCGGCGATGCCGGAGATGACGGTGGAAAAAGCCCGCCCGATCCTGGCTGCTTCACCGCAGGCGGATGCCGGACCCTCACTCCGTGATCAGATCATGGCACTGGATGAGGCAAAAGGGGCTGAGGCGCAGGCTGAACAACTGGCTGCCTGCCCGGGAATGACTGTGGAGAGCGCCCGGGCTGTGCTGGCTGCGGGATCAGGTAAGGCAGAACCGGTCTCTGCATCCACAACCGCCCTGTTTGAACGCATCATGGCGAACCATTCACCGGCAGCGGTACAGGGTGGCGTGCCACAGACGTCAGCAGACGGTGATGCGGACGTGAAAATGCTCATGGCCATGCCATGAAGTCAGTGCTGATCATCAACAGGAGGTTTTTACAATATGGTAACGAAAACCATCACTGAACAGCGTGCGGAAGTACGTATTTTTGCCGGTAATGATCCGGCTCATACCGCCACAGGCAGCAGCGGGATTTCCTCGGCAACACCGGCACTGACGCCCCTGATGCTGGATGAAGCCAGCGGGAAACTGGTGGTCTGGGACGGACAGAAAGCCGGTAGTGCAGTTGGCATACTGGTACTGCCGCTTGAAGGCACAGAGACGGTACTGACCTATTACAAGTCGGGGACCTTTGCGACGGAGGCAATCCGCTGGCCTGAAAGTGTGGATGAACACAAAAAGGCAAATGCCTTTGCCGGCAGTGCCCTGAGTCACGCGGCGCTGCCGTAACACGTTATCAGGCCACCGCGGTGGCCTGACTGATTTCTGAATGAAAGGAACTGATTTATGGGATTGTTTACGACCCGCCAGTTACTCGGTTATACCGAACAAAAAGTGAAATTTCGTGCGCTGTTTCTGGAGCTGTTTTTCCGCCGTACGGTGAATTTCCATACCGAAGAGGTGATGCTGGACAAAATTACCGGAAAAACGCCGGTGGCGGCCTATGTCTCCCCGGTTGTTGAAGGAAAAGTGCTGCGTCATCGTGGTGGTGAAACCCGCGTGTTACGTCCGGGCTACGTCAAGCCGAAACACGAATTTAATTACCAGCAGGCGGTTGAGCGCCTTCCTGGTGAAGATCCGGCTCAACTGAACGATCCGGCTTACCGCCGTCTGCGTATCATTACCGATAACCTCAAACAGGAAGAGCACGCGATTGTCCAGGTGGAAGAAATACAGGCGGTAAATGCTGTGTTGTATGGCAAATATACGATGGAAGGAGACCAGTTCGAGAAAATTGAGGTCGATTTTGGCAGGTCGACGAAGAATAACATCACTCAGGGTAGTGGTAAGGAGTGGTCAAAACAGGATCGTGACACGTTCGATCCTACACATGATCTTGACCTCTACTGCGACCAGGCCAGCGGTCTTGTGAATATTGCCATTATGGACGGTACCGTCTGGCGTCTTCTGAATGGTTTTAAGCTGTTCCGCGAAAAACTGGATACCCGTCGCGGTTCAAATTCTCAACTCGAAACGGCAGTGAAAGATCTGGGCGCAGTGGTGTCCTTCAAGGGGTATTACGGCGATCTGGCCATTGTGGTGGCGAAAACGTCTTATATAGCAGAAGACGGTATCGAAAAACGTTATCTGCCGGAGGGCATGCTGGTTCTGGGGAATACTGCTGCAGATGGGATCCGTTGTTACGGTGCCATTCAGGATGCGCAGGCGTTGTCCGAAGGTGTGGTGGCCTCTTCCCGTTATCCGAAACACTGGCTGACGGTGGGGGATCCCGCCCGTGAATTTACCATGACGCAGTCCGCGCCGCTGATGGTGTTGCCGGACCCGGATGAGTTTGTGGTGGTACAGGTGAAATAATCCGTGAGCGGGGGCGAAATGCCCCCGTGTCTTTTTTCACAGGGGGCTGATATGGCAACGAAAGAGCAAAATCTGAAACGGCTTGATGAACTGGCCCTGATTCTGGGGCGTGAGCCGGATATATCCGGGAGTGCCGCAGAGATAGCGCAGCGGGTGGCGGAATGGGAAGAGGAAATACAGTCATCCGGCGAGGATGTTCAGGTTGGGGATACGGTGATCCGGGAGCGGGAAACCGCGGCTCATGATGTTCGTGAGGATACATCCGGTGCGTTAACGCGCATCAGAGTTCTGACCTGCCTCCATCTCTGTGGCATTGATGGTGAAACAGGGGAATCCGTTGAGATTGCGGATGTTGGTCGGGTGATTCTGATTATGTCCTCAGATGCAAAAACACACGTTGATGGCGGAATGGCTGTTTATGCGTGATTTTCAGAATGCCTTTGATGCCGCCCTTGCCGGGGTGGACAGCACGATTGTTGAAGTGATGGGGCTCTGTGCGCAGTTCACCTCAGGGGTACAGTGTGGCGGCGAAGTTCAGGGTGTTTTTGACGATCCGGAGTCGCTGGGGTTTGCCGGTGGCGGGGTCCGTATTGAAGGAAGCAGCCCGTCATTATTTGTGCGGACGGATACGGTTCGTGCCGTGCGGCGTGGTGACACGCTGACCATTAATGGTGAGACGTTCTGGGTGGATCGTGTTTCTCCGGATGACGGGGGCAGCTGTTATCTCTGGCTCAACCGTGGTCAACCACCCGCCGTTAACCGGCGACGATAAACGCAGGGTGAAATTATGGCGATAAAAGGGCTTGATCAGGCGATTGACAATCTGAGCCGGGTTCGTAAAAACGCCATTCCGGCGGCTTCTGCAATGACCATTAACCGCGTGGCCACAACGGCGATTAATCAGTCTTCATCACAGGTTGCCCGGGAGACCAGGGTGAGACGGAAACTGGTTAAGGAACGGTCCAGGCTGAAACGGGCCACGGTCAGAAATCCGAATGCCAGAATTATCGTTAACCGCGGTGATCTCCCGGTGATTAAGCTGGGGATCAGGATGCCGGGCCGTCGTCCGGACAGCATACTCAAAGCCGGTCAGCATCGTTATCAGCGGGCATTTATTCAGCGATTAAAAAATGGTCGCTGGCATGTCATGCAGCGTGTGGTCGGGAAAAACCGTTACCCTATTGATGTGGTGAAAATCCCGATGGCGGCCCCACTGAAACAGGCGTTTGATGAGAATGTTGACCGTATCCGGCGTGAACGTCTGCCCGGAGAACTGGCATACGCGCTGAAACAACAACTGAGGATTGCGATAAAACGATGAAACATACTGATATCCGTGCTGCAGTGCTGGATGCACTGGAGCTGCATGAACACGGGGCGACGCTGTTTGATGGTCGCCCCGTTGTTTTTGACGAAGAGGATTTTCCCGCGGTCGCAGTTTATCTGACGGATGCAGAGTATACCGGTGAAGAGCTGGATGCAGATACCTGGCGGGCCACACTGCATATTGAGGTGTTCCTACCAGCACAGGTACCGGATTCGGAGCTGGATTCGTGGATGGAAAGCCGGATTTATCCGGCGATGACTGCGATCCCGGCACTGGCAGACCTGATTACCACGATGGTTACGCAGGGCTATGAGTATCGTCGTGATGACGATATGGCGTTATGGAGTTCTGCGGATCTGACTTATTCCATTACATACGAGATGTGAGGACGATATGTCAACACCAAATCCCCTTGAGCCGGTAAAAGGTGCCGGTACCACTCTGTGGGTTTACACCGGCAAGGGTGATGCTTATGCAAACCCGTTGTCAGACGCTGACTGGCAGCGACTGGCTAAGGTGAAGGATCTGACGCCGGGCGAGATGACGGCAGAATCCTACGATGATAACTACCTGGATGATGAGGACGCGGACTGGAGCGCGACCGGGCAGGGACAGAAGTCTGCAGGTGATACCAGTTTTACACTGGCCTGGAAACCGGGAGAGGAAGGTCAGAAAGGGCTTATAGGCTGGTTTGAAAGCGGGGATGTGCGGGCCTATAAAATCCGTTTTCCGAACGGCACGGTGGATGTGTTTCGTGGCTGGGTCAGCAGTATCGGTAAGGCCGTGACGGCGAAAGAAGTGATCACCCGCACGGTGAAAGTGACCAACGTGGGCAAACCTTCTGTAGCGGAAGAACGCAGCAAAATTACGCCGGTCACTGCGATTAAGGTGACGCCGACATCCGGTACGGTGGCAAAAGGGAAAACAACCACCCTGACGGTTTCTTTTGAGCCGGAAAGTGCAACCGACAAGACGTTCAGAGCGGTTTCCGCCGATCCGTCGAAAGCCACCATTAGTGTGAAAGATATGACAATTACGGTAAACGGCGTGGCGACAGGTAAGGTGCAGATCCCTGTGGTGAGCGGAAATGGTCAGTTCGCCGCAGTGGCTGAAGTCACCGTTACTGAAGCGGGCGCTGCAGGGTAAACGGAGGTAATACATGTTTCTGAAAACAGAACAATTTGAATATAACGGTGTGTCCGTCACGCTTTCCGAGCTGTCTGCGCTGCAGCGTATCGAGCATCTTGCCCTGCTGAAACGACGGGCAGAACAGGCTGAAGCCAGCGGTAACCTGCAGGTGAGCGTGGAAGACCTTGTCAGAACCGGCGCGTTTCTGGTGGCGATGTCCCTGTGGCATAACCATCCACAGAAAACGGAGTCAACATCAATGAATGAGGCTGTGATGCAGATCGAACAGGAGGTGCTCACCACCTGGCCTGCTGATGCCATTGCCCGGGCGGAAGACGTGGTGTTGCGTCTGTCCGGGATGAGCGGGGCTGTTCATGTGGATACGGATATCACCGAAGTGGCGAAAAATAACGCGCTTACTGATGATGATTTTTCTGCGGGAAAGTCTTCGACGGCGAGCTGAATTTTGCCCTCAGACTGGCGCGAGAGATGGGGAGGCCTGACTGGCGCGCCATGCTTGCCGGGATGACATCCACCGAATATGCCGACTGGCGACATTTTTACCGCACGCATTATTTTCAGGATACCCAACTGGATATGCATTTTTCCGGGCTGATGTACGCTGTACTCAGCCTGTTTTTTTGCGATCCGGATATGCATCCCTCTGATTTCAGTCTGCTTGTCCCCCGGCATGAGGAAGAGCAGGTGGAGAGGCTGGATGAGGACAAAATGCTGATGCAGAAAGCGGCAGGACTTGCCGGAGGCGTCCGGTTCGGTGGGGACGGAGGGCGCGATATTTTATCGTCTGCGGATGTGGCGGATGTGGCGGATGTCATGGTGGATGATGCCGCATTAATGATGGCTTCAGCGGGGATTCCAGGAGGTGTGAGATATGTCCCAGCCGGTTGGTGATCTTGTTATTGACCTGAGTCTGGATGCGGTCCGTTTCGATGAGCAGATGAGCCGGGTAAGGCGTCATTTTTCAGGACTGGAGACTGACGCCAGAAAAACCGCCGGTGTTGTTGAGCAGAACCTGAGTCGTCAGGCGCTGGCTGCACAAAAAGCCGGGATTTCCGTCGGGCAGTATAAAGCGGCCATGCGAACCCTGCCCGCACAGTTTACGGATATCGCCACGCAGCTTGCCGGTGGTCAGAATCCCTGGCTGATCCTGCTGCAACAGGGCGGTCAGGTGAAGGACTCCTTCGGCGGGATGATCCCCATGTTCAGGGGGCTTGCCGGTGCGATCACCCTGCCGATGGTCGGGGTCACCTCGCTGGCGGTGGCGACAGGTGCGCTGGCGTACGCCTGGTACCAGGGGGATTCCACGCTTTCAGCGTTTAATAAAACCCTGGTTCTTTCCGGTAATCAGGCCGGACTGACTGCCGATCGTATGCTGACGCTCTCAAGAGCCGGGCAGGCGGCAGGGCTGACGTTTAACCAGGCGAGAGAGTCACTGGCAGCCCTGGTGAATGCCGGTGTGCGTGGTGGTGAACAGTTTGATGCCATCAACCAGAGTGTCGCGCGTTTTGCGTCTGCATCCGGTGTGGAGGTGGACAAGGTCGCTGAGGCCTTCGGGAAGCTGACCACTGACCCGACGTCGGGACTGATGGCGATGGCGCGCCAGTTCCGTAACGTGACGGCAGAGCAGATTGCGTATGTTGCACAGCTGCAGCGTTCCGGTGATGAGGCCGGAGCCTTACAGGCGGCGAACGATATCGCCACGAAAGGCTTTGATGAGCAGACCCGTCGCCTGAAAGAAAACATGGGAACACTGGAGACCTGGGCGGATAAAACAGGGAAGGCATTCAAATCGATGTGGGATGCCATTCTGGATATCGGTCGTCCGGAATCCTCAGCGGATATGCTCGCCAGTGCGCAGAAGGCATTTGATGAGGCGGATAAAAAATGGCAGTGGTACCAGAGTCGGAGCCAGCGCCGCGGTAAAACCTCCTCTTTCCGGGCCAACCTTCAGGGCGCATGGGATGACCGGGAAAATGCCCGTCTGGGTCTGGCAGCGGCAACGCTGCAGTCGGATATGGAAAAAGCCGGTGAACTGGCGGCAAGGGACAGGGCTGAGCGTGAGTCGTCACAGCTGAAGTATACCGGAGAGGCGCAGAAGGCGTATGAGCGCCTGCTGACGCCACTGGAGAAATATACCGCCCGGCAGGAAGAGCTGAACAAGGCACTGAAAGACGGGAAAATCCTGCAGGCGGATTACAACACGCTGATGGCGGCGGCGAAAAAGGATTATGAATCGACGCTGAAAAAGCCGAAGTCGTCAGGAGTCAAAGTGTCAGCCGGTGAGCGTCAGGAAGACCAGGCGCATGCTGCCCTGCTGGCGCTTGAAACCGAGCTCCGGACGCTGGAAAAACTCAGCGGTGCGAATGAGAAAATCAGCCAGCAGCGTCGCGATTTATGGAAAGCGGAAAATCAGTATGCGGTCCTGAAAGAGGCAGCCACGAAACGGCAGTTATCTGAGCAGGAAAAATCCCTGCTGACCCATGAGAAAGAGACGCTGGAGTACAAACGCCAGCTGGCTGAGCTGGGAGACAAAGTTGAACACCAGAAACGGCTGAATGAGCTGGCACAGCAGGCTGCGCGGTTTGAGCAGCAGCAGAGCGCGAAGCAGGCGGCAATCAGTGCCCAGGCGCGGGGCCTCACCGACCGTCAGGCGCAGCGGGAGTCGGAAGAGCAGCGCCTTCGTGACGTGTACGGTGATAATCCGGATGCGCTGGCGAAGGCCACATCTGCACTGAAGAACACCTGGTCTGCGGAGGAGCAGCTTCGTGGAAGCTGGATGGCCGGTCTGAAGTCCGGCTGGGGCGAGTGGGCGGAAAGTGCGACGGACAGTTTTTCGCAGGTTAAAAGCGTGGCCACGCAGACCTTTGACGGTATTGCACAGAATATGGCAGCGATGCTGACCGGCAGCGAACAGAACTGGCGTGGTTTCACCCGTTCTGTGCTCTCCATGCTGACAGAGATTTTTCTGAAGCAGGCGATGGTGGGGATAGTCGGGAGTATCGGCAGCGCCATTGGCGGTGCTTTCGGTGGTGGTGCGTCTGCCTCCACGGGGACGGCCATTCAGGCTGCGGCGGCGAACTTCCATTTCGCGACCGGGGGATTTACGGGGACGGGGGGTAAATATGAACCTGCGGGGATTGTTCATCGCGGGGAGTTTGTCTTCACGAAGGAGGCAACCAGCCGGATTGGCGTCGGCAACCTGTACCGCCTGATGCGGGGCTATGCGGAAGGTGGTTATGTGGGCGGTGCCGGAAGTCCGGCGCAGATGCGGCGGACGGAAGGCATTAATTTTAATCAGAACAATCACGTGGTGATTCAGAACGACGGCACCAACGGACGGGCGGGGCCGCAGCTGATGAAGGCGGTGTATGACATGGCCCGCAAGGGGGCGCAGGATGAGATTCAGGCGCAGATGCGTGATGGCGGCGTATTTTCCGGAGGCAGGCGATGAAAACATTTCGCTGGAAAGTGAAGCCGGATATGGAGGTGAACTCGCAGCCATCGGTGCGTGAAGTGCGTTTTGGTGACGGGTATTCGCAGCGTATGGCGGCGGGGCTGAATGCTGACCTGAAAACATACCGTGTGACGCTTTCCGTGACCCGGGAGGAGGCCCGACATCTGGAGGCATTCCTGGCAGAGCACGGTGGCTGGAAGGCGTTTCTGTGGACACCGCCTTATGCCTGGCGGCAGATAAAGGTGACCTGTGCCGCCTGGTCATCACGGGTTCGCATGCTGCGGGTTGAATTCAGCGCGGAGTTTAAGCAGGTGGTGAACTGATGCAGGATATTCACGAAGAAAGTCTGAACGAGTCGGTTAAATCAGAGCAGTCACCGCGGGTGGTACTCTGGGAAATCGACCTGACGGTACAGGGTGGTGAGCGGTATTTTTTCTGCAATGAGCTGAATGAAAAAGGGGAGGCGGTTACCTGGCAGGGGCGGCAATATCAGGCATACCCGATTGACGGCAGCGGTTTTGAGATGAACGGGAAGGGCAGCAGTGCCCGCCCGTCACTGACGGTGTCCAATCTGTTCGGTCTGGTCACCGGAATGGCGGAGGACCTGCAGAGCCTGGTGGGGGCCACGGTGGTCCGCCGCCGGGTGTATGCCCGTTTTCTGGATGCGGTGAATTTTGTGGCGGGCAATCCGGAAGCGGACCCGGAGCAGGAGCTGAGCGACCGCTGGGTGGTGGAGCAGATGTCAGAGCTGACGGCCATGACAGCCTCGTTTGTGCTGGCAACACCGACGGAGACGGACGGAGCGCTGTTTCCCGGTCGCATCATGCTGGCGAACACCTGTATGTGGGATTACCGGGGAGATGAATGCGGGTATAACGGTCCTGCGGTGGCGGATGAGTTCGATAAACCCACCACCGATATCCGTAAGGACAGATGCAGCAAGTGCATGCGCGGGTGTGAGATGCGCGGCATGGTGGCTAATTTTGGCGGTTTCCTTTCCATTAACAAACTTTCGCAGTAAATCCAATGACACAGACAGAATCAGCGATTCTGGCGCATGCCCGGCGGTGTGTGCCTGCGGAGTCGTGCGGCTTCGTGGTGAGAACGCCGGAGGGGGAGCGGTATATCCCTTGTGTGAATATCTCTGCAGAGCCGGAGGCGTATTTTCGTATTGCACCGGAAGACTGGCTGCGGGCAGAGATGCAGGGGGAGATTGTGGCACTGGTCCACAGTCATCCCGGTGGTCTGCCTTGGCTGAGCGAGGCTGACCGGCGGCTGCAGATAAAAAGCGCACTGCCCTGGTGGCTGGTCTGCCGGGGTGACATTCACAAATTCCGCTGCGTGCCGCACCTGACGGGACGGCGCTTTGAGCACGGGGTGACGGACTGTTACACGCTGTTCCGGGATGCCTACCATCTGGCGGGAATTGATATGCCGGGTTTTGAGCGTGAGGATGACTGGTGGCGCAACGGTCAGAACCTTTACCTGGACAATATGGCGGTCACCGGCTTTTACCGGGTGCCCCTGTCCTCTGCACAGGCGGGCGATATCCTGCTGTGCTGCTTTGGCGCATCGGTGGCCAATCATGCCGCCATTTACTGCGGCAACGGTGAACTGCTTCACCATCTGCCTGAACAACTGAGTAAACGGGAGAGGTATTCCGAAAAATGGCAACGACGAACGCATTCTGTCTGGCGTCACCGCCACTGGCACGCATCTGCCTTCACGGGGATTTGCAACGATTTGGCCGCCGCCTCAGCCTGTATGTGAACACGGCAGCGGAAGCCATCCGTGCCCTGTCGATGCAGATGCCGGGATTCCGCCGTCAGATGAACGAAGGCTGGTACCAGATACGTATTCGCGGTGAGGACACGGCACCGGAGGCGGTGTACGCCCGTCTTCACGAACCTCTGGGTGAGGGAACGGTCATCCATATTGTGCCGCGACTGGCCGGTGCAGGGAAAGGCGGACTGCAGATTGTGCTGGGGGCGGCAGCCATCGTGGGCTCTTTCTTCACGGCCGGAGGCTCGATGGCGTTATGGGGTTCAGCCCTGGCAGCCGGTGGTTTTTCTGCCACCACGATGCTGTTTTCACTGGGTGCCAGCATGATACTGGGCGGTGTGGCTCAGATGCTGGCCCCGAAGGCAAAGACGCCGGAGTACAAAAGTACGGATAACGGTAAACAGAACACGTATTTTTCGTCACTGGACAACATGATTGCCCAGGGGAACCCGATGCCGGTGCCTTACGGTGAAATGCTGGTTGGCTCCCGGCGAATCTCCCAGGACATCAGCACCCGTGATGAAGGTGGTGGCGGGAAGGTGGTGGTTATCGGGCGGCAGGGGTAAAGCATAAAAAAATCCCGCAGTGTATGGAGGCTGCGGGAACAGAAAATGAAGATTAACCACAGGGAGTTTTGTTTTTATTGGCCCGAAAAAACTGTAACGCCCGGGAATGATATCTGCCACGGGGGCGTACAGAAAATGTGAAGAAATTCAGAAATTTTATTCCGTCATGACACAGGCACCCTCCGGGGTGCCTGTCGTTTTTGGGGCATAAACAGATTCAGACATCAGACAGGAGAGGGGGACAGAGTGGGTAAAGGTGGCGGCAAGGCGCACACGCCGGTTGAGGCAAAGGACAATCTTAAGTCCACGCAGATGATGAGCGTGATTGATGCCATTGGTGAAGGGCCGATTGAAGGTCCGGTGAAGGGGCTGCAGAGTATCCTGGTGAACAAAACCCCGCTGACGGACACGGACGGTAATCCTGTGATACATGGTGTGACAGCGGTCTGGCGCGCCGGGGAGCAGGAGCAGACACCACCTGAAGGCTTTGAGTCCTCCGGGGCGGAAACCGCACTGGGCGTGGAAGTGACGAAAGCAAAGCCGGTGACGCGCACCATTACGTCCGCGAACATTGACCGCCTGCGGGTCACCTTCGGGGTGCAGTCACTGTTGGAGACCACCTCAAAGGGCGACCGTAATCCCTCTTCTGTCCGACTGCTGATTCAGTTGCAGCGTAACGGTAACTGGGTGACGGAAAAGGATGTCACCATTAACGGCAAGACCACCTCGCAGTTTCTGGCGTCGGTGATTCTGGATAATCTGCCTGAGCGGCCCTTTAACATCCGGATGGTCCGGGAGACAGCGGACAGCACCTCGGACCAGCTGCAGAATAAGACGCTCTGGTCGTCATACACCGAAATCATCGATGTGAAACAGTGCTACCCGAACACGGCGATTGTGGGGCTGCAGGTGGATGCGGAGCAGTTTGGCGGTCAGCAGATGACGGTGAACTACCATATCCGAGGTCGCATCATCCAGGTGCCGTCAAACTATGACCCGGAAAAACGCACGTACAGCGGCATCTGGGACGGCAGCCTGAAACCGGCATACAGCAATAACCCGGCCTGGTGCCTGTGGGACATGCTGACTCACCCGCGCTACGGCATGGGAAAACGCCTGGGGGCGGCGGATGTGGACAAGTGGGCGCTGTATGCCATTGCGCAGTACTGCGACCAGACGGTCCCGGATGGTTTCGGGGGCACAGAGCCGCGGATGACCTTTAATGCGTACCTGTCACAACAGCGTAAGGCGTGGGACGTTCTCAGTGATTTCTGCTCGGCGATGCGCTGTATGCCGGTATGGAACGGCCAGACGCTGACGTTCGTTCAGGACCGCCCGTCGGATGTGGTGTGGCCGTACACCAACTGCGATGTGGTGGTGGATGATAACGGCGTGGGGGTTCGCTACAGCTTCAGCGCCCTGAAGGACCGCCACACGGCGGTGGAGGTGAATTACACCGACCCGCAGAACGGCTGGCAGACCTCCACGGAACTGGTGGAAGACCCGGAAGCCATACTGCGCTACGGGCGCAACCTGCTGAAGATGGATGCGTTCGGCTGCACCAGTCGCGGTCAGGCCCACCGTGCCGGGCTGTGGGTGATAAAGACCGGACTGCTGGAAACGCAGACGGTGGATTTCACGCTCGGGTCACAGGGGCTACGTCACACACCCGGTGACATTATTGAAATCTGTGATAACGACTATGCCGGGACCATGACCGGCGGACGTATCCTGTCCATCGATGCCGCCAGCCGCACCCTGACACTGGACCGTGAGGTGACCCTGCCGGAGACAGGTGCCGCCACGGTGAACCTGATTAACGGCAGCGGTAAGCCGGTGAGCGTGGCCATCACTGCACACCCCGCGCCGGACCGGATACAGGTCAGCACCCTGCCTGATGGTGTGGAGACATACGGTGTATGGGGACTCTCCCTGCCGTCACTGCGTCGTCGCCTGTTCCGCTGTGTCTCCATCCGGGAAAACACGGACGGCACCTTTGCCATCACGGCGGTGCAGCACGTACCGGAAAAAGAAGCCATCGTGGATAACGGGGCCAGCTTTGAGCCGCAGTCAGGCACCCTGAACAGCGTTATTCCACCGGCAGTGCAGCACCTGACGGTGGAGGTGAGCGCGGCTGACGGTCAGTATCTGGCACAGGCGAAATGGGACACGCCGCGGGTGGTGAAGGGCGTGCGCTTCAGTCTGCGCCTGACCAGTGGAAGCGGTCAGGACAGCCGTCTGGTGACCACCGCCATCACTGCGGATACAGAGCATCGTTTCAGTGGTCTGCCGCTCGGGGAATACACCCTGACAGTCAGGGCAATTAACAGTTATGGCCAGCAGGGGGAACCGGCCACCACCACGTTCAGGATTAATGCACCTGCGGTACCCGCCACGATTGAGCTGACACCGGGCTATTTTCAGATAACAGCGGTCCCGCGTCTTGCGGTGTATGACCCGACGGTACAGTTTGAGTTCTGGTTTTCGGAAAAACGCATCACGAACACGGCACAGGTGGAAAAATCTGCCCGTTATCTGGGGAGCGGCAGTCAGTGGACTGTCCAGGGAAGCCGGATTAAGCCGGGGACGGATTTCTGGTTTTACGTGCGCAGCGTCAACCTGGTGGGGAAATCTGCGTTTGTGGAAGTCAGCGGGCAGCCCAGCAATGATGGTGAAGGGTATCTGGAATTTTTCCGGGAAAAAATAGGAAAACTGCATCTGGCTCAGGGGTTGTGGGAACTGATAGATAACAGCCAGCTTGCAGATGAGATGGCGGAGATGAAGACCACCATCACCGAAACCCGCAATGAAATCACACAGACGGTCAGTAAAACACTGGAGAACCAGAGCGCCACCATACAGCAGATACAGCGCGTGCAGAAGGACACAAATGATGACCTGGCTGCGCTGTACATGCTGAAGGTTCAAAAAACGAAAGACGGCATTCCCTATGTGGCCGGGATTGGTGCAGGGATTGAGGATACTGATGGCCAGCCACTGAGCAACATACTGCTGCTGGCTGACCGTATCGCGATGATAAATCCGGAGAGCGGCAACAGCACTCCGTTATTTGTGGCGCAGGGGAATCAGCTGTTCATGAACGACGTGTTCCTGAAACGACTGTTTGCGGTGAGCATCACCTCGTCCGGCAATCCCCCAGCATTTTCCCTGACGCCGGAAGGAAAGCTGACGGCAAGGAACGCGGATATCAGCGGAGCAATTACCGCGAATACCGGCACGCTCAATAATGTCACCATTAACGAGAACTGTGTCATCAGAGGGAAACTGTCTGCAAACCAGATTGAAGGCGACCTGGTGAAGACGGTGGGGAAAGCCTTTCCCCGGAATAACAGTTATGCCAGCGGGACGGTAACCGTCACAGTTTACGATGACCAGGGCTTCGACCGGCAGATTATCATTCCCCCGGTGCTGTTTCGCGGGACGAAACACCAGAATTTCAACAGCCCGAATCAGCAGTCGTACTGGTATTCCACCTGTAAGCTGCAGGTGCTGAAGAACGGGGTTGAGATTTTCCATGAACCGGCAACGGATGTCAGCCGGGTGTTCTCATCGGTGATAGATATGCCGGCAGGGCGGGGTCATGTCACCCTGACGTTTAATGTGTCGTCGGCCGGTGCGAACAACTGGACGCCGACAACGTACATCAGTGATTTACTGGTTGTGGTCATGAAAAAATCCACGGCAGGGATCAGTATCAGCTGACGGTTTATTAACCCGGACGGGCACCTCAGGAGGTGCCTTTTTTATTGACTGAAAACAAAGAGGTAATCATGCGGCATTTATACGCAACGATATTATTGTTTACTACCCTGCTGGCAGGAATTGCCTTTCCTGCACAGGCTGAAAGCGGACACGGTGCATTTTCTGTGGGGTACACACAGGTGCACCCGGACGGTACGCCGGGGCTTTCCGGTACCGGCATCAGGGCCGGCGATCTGAAAGGGATTAATGTGAAATACCGTTATGAGTTCACGGATCACCTGGGCGGCATTGTCGCGCTGAGTTATGCATCGGTGAAGAAAAGTGACACGATGAAGACGGGTGAAAATACCTTCCATTATGAAAGCCTGCGCGGTCGTTATGTCAGTCTGATGGCCGGCCCTGTCTGGCAGCTCAGTGAGCGGGTCAGTCTCTATGGCATGGCCGGGATGGCGTACACCCGCTGGTCTGACAGTGTTCAGGATTACCGACGTGATGAAGTGAAACCGGGGTATGTGAAGGAGACCACCACCGCCAGTGATGGTCATACTGCGCGTCATCTGTCGCCGGCCTGGAATGCCGGGATTCAGTTCAGTCCCGTAGAGACGGTGGTTATTGACCTTGCTTATGAAGGTTCCGGCAGTGGCGACTGGCGCACTGACGGCTTCATCGTGGGTGTCGGCTATAAATTCTGATTAGCCAGGTAACACAGTGTTATGACAGCCCGCCGGTTCAGGCGGGCTTTTTTGTGGGGTGAATATGGCAGTAAAGATTTCAGGTGTGCTGAAAGACGGCACAGGAAAACCAATACAGAACTGCACCATTCAACTGAAAGCCAGACGTAACAGCACCACGGTGGTGGTGAACACGGTGGCCTCTGAAAATCCGGATGAGGCAGGGCGTTACAGCATGGACGTCGAGTATGGTCAGTACAGCGTCACTCTGTTGGTGGAGGGATTCCCTCCATCACATGCCGGGACCATCACCGTGTATGAAGATTCTCAACCGGGGACGCTGAATGATTTTCTCGGTGCCATGTCGGAGGATGACGTCCGGCCGGAGGCAATGCGTCGTTTTGAACTGATGGTGGAAGAAGCGGCGCGTCACGCAGAGGAGGCGAAGAAGAATGCCGGAGAGGCGGAGACATCAGCGAGGAATGCCGGCATATCAGCCAGTCAGGCAGAAGAGAGCGCTGCAAATGCTGACACTTCAGCAGGGGATGCATCGGAGTCAGCCCGGCAGGCGGCAGAAAGTGCAGCCGCTGCAAAGCAGTCAGAGGAGGCGTCCTCGTCCTCGGCCTCTGCGGCCGCTCAAAAAGCCAGTGAGTCATCACAAAGTGCAGCAGATGCTGAATTGTCAAGAAAGACGGCAGAAAGTGCAGCCGGTAATGCAGCCAGGGATGCAACGACCGCAACAGAAAAAGCCCGGGAGTCAGCAGAAAGCGCACAGTCAGCGGAACAAAGCAGGATAGCGGCGGAAGAGGCCGTAAACCGAATCCCCACCGTGGTGGGACCTCCCGGGCCAAAGGGGGAACAGGGGCCCGCGGGTCCTCAGGGGCCGAAGGGTGATAAGGGAGAGCGCGGTGACACCGGCCCTGTCGGGGCAACCGGCGAACGGGGACCGGCAGGTGATGCTGGTCCGGCAGGCCCGCAGGGGCCGAAAGGCGACAGGGGAGAGAGGGGAGAGACCGGTCTGACGGGAAATGCAGGTCCACAGGGTCCAAAGGGAGATACCGGTGCGGCAGGCCCGGCAGGCCCACAGGGACCGAAAGGAGAAACAGGTGCGGCTGGCCCGGTGGGGGCAACCGGACCTCAGGGGCCGAAGGGCGACCCGGGGGAGACGCAAATACGGTTCCGTCTGGGGCCGGGAAACATTATTGAGACAAACAGCAATGGCTGGTTCCCGGATACAGATGGCGCACTCATCACCGGACTGACCTTTCTTGACCCCAAAGATGCCACACGGGTTCAGGGGTTTTTTCAGCATTTGCAGGTCAGATTTGGCGACGGGCCGTGGCAGGATGTCAAGGGGATGGATGAAGTGGGCAGTGATACAGGCAGAACAGGAGAATGACATGAACATACTAAAAAAACTTATGCAGCGTCTGTGCGGTTGCGGAAAGCATGATGGCCGTGAACACGGGCAGTCGCTTACAGTACAACTGCGACTGGGGCCGGCAGACATCCTGGAGTCAGATGAGAATGGCATTATTCCGGAGCAGGCCAGGGTAATCACGCAGGTGGTGATACTGGATGCGGATAAAAAGCAGATACAGTGCGTGGTAAGACCGCTGCAAATCCTGCGTGCTGACGGGACGTGGGAAAATATTGGCGGGATGAAGTAACCCGACAGCTTCACAAAACCGGAGTCCGGCTCCGGTTTTTGTTGTCATGTCCGGTGGATGTTTGTTAGGAAAGCAAAGATGGCAAAACTGCTGGAGGTTTTGTGGTTGAGTATGCCAATATAATTAATAGATTAAAGAGTTAGTTGTGAAGAAAATATGGATAAACAGGACGACGAATGCTTTCACCGATAAGGACAACTTTCCATAACTCAGTAAATATAGTGCAGAGTTCACCCTGTCAAACGGTTTCTTTTGCAGGAAAGGAATATGAGTTAAAGGTCATTGATGAAAAAACGCCTATTCTTTTTCAGTGGTTTGAACCTAATCCTGAACGATATAAGAAAGATGAGGTTCCAATAGTTAATACTAAGCAGCATCCCTATTTAGATAATGTCACAAATGCGGCAAGGATAGAGAGTGATCGTATGATAGGTATTTTTGTTGATGGCGATTTTTCAGTCAACCAAAAGACTGCTTTTTCAAAATTGGAACGAGATTTTGAAAATGTAATGATAATCTATCGGGAAGATGTTGACTTCAGTATGTATGACAGAAAACTATCAGATATTTATCATGATATTATATGTGAACAAAGGTTACGAACTGAAGACAAAAGAGATGAATACTTGTTGAATCTGTTAGAGAAAGAACTGAGGGAAATTTCAAAGGCGCAGGATTCTTTGATTTCTATGTATGCAAAGAAAAGAAATCATGCATGGTTTGATTTCTTCAGAAATTTAGCCTTATTAAAAGCAGGAGAGATATTCAGGTGCACATATAATACAAAGAATCACGGTATTTCATTCGGGGAGGGGTGTATCTATCTTGATATGGATATGATACTTACAGGTAAGCTTGGTACAATATATGCTCCTGATGGAATTTCAATGCATGTGGATCGTCGTAATGATAGTGTAAATATTGAAAATAGTGCAATAATTGTTAACCGTAGTAATCATCCTGCTCTACTTGAGGGACTTTCTTTTATGCATAGTAAAGTAGATGCTCATCCATATTATGATGGTTTGGGGAAAGGAGTTAAGAAATATTTTAATTTTACACCATTGCATAATTATAATCATTTTTGTGACTTTATTGAGTTTAACCACCCTAATATAATCATGAACACAAGTCAGTATACATGCAGTTCATGGTAAATGAATTTGATATAGTTTATTTTGTTGTAATAAATGATTTGCAGGGTATTAGATATAAACATGAAAATTCCCTCATTACAGTCCAACTTCAACTTTTCCGCCCCGGCAGGATACTCTGCTCCCATTGCTCCTAATCGTGCTGAAAATGCCTATGCGGATTACGTTTTGGATATAGGTAAGCGAATACCACTTTCCGCAGCAGATTTAAGCAACGTATACGAAAGTGTAATACGCGCCGTCCATGACAGCCGTAGCAGGCTTATCGATCAGCATACAGTCGATATGATCGGCAACACTATACTTGATGCTTTGAGCCGCTCATAAACTTTTCGTGATGCCGTAAGCTATGGCATTCATATTCAGGATGCTGCAGATCGCAACGGATGAAGAGACATCGTTGTTGACAGTCTGGAAGAGGTATCGGGTGTTACTGAACCGTGTTGATACGTCAGTATCTCCAGATTTCGAGGGCCAGTAATACCTGATTTATAGTTCGTAAACGTTCGTCTGACGGGATGCTGGAAGGATGAATGAGTTGCCAGATACTCAAAAACAATAGTTAATTTCCAGTTTTTTGTTGTCATGTCATGGTGATGTTTGTTAAGAAAGTAAAGATTGATTCATTTTGAAGGTTGAAATGTATGCTATCACCATCTTCTGTAAATTTGGGGTGTTCATGGAATTCTTTAACCAGAAACCTGACTTTGCCTGATAATCGTGTTTTATCCCTCTGTAAGGGATGCTGCCGCTCACTCTGATAATGGGGCGCAAGTAAAGGTTAGCAACAGAACATATCGCGTTGTTTTAAGTGATAATAGGTTTTGCGTGACAAGAGAGAGTCATAGTGGATGTTTTACTAATATGCTGTATAGACTGGGATGGCCTAAGGGAGAGATCACCAGAAAAATTGAGGCTATGCTGAATTCATCGACAGTGAGCACGACTATAGAAAGAGGATCTGTTCGTTCGAACAGACCTGATTTACCTCCAGTGGATTATGCGCAGCCGGAGTTACCGCCAGCGGATTATACTCAGTCAGCGTTGCTGAGGCTTAGCAACAACAAATCACCCGTGCTAGGTAACGTTATTGGTAAAGGTGGTAATGCTGTCGTGTATGAAGATATGGAAAATACAACAAAAGTGTTGAAGATGTTTACTATATCTCAAAGCCATGAAGAGGTGACAAGCGAAGTTCGTTGTTTCAACCAGTATTATGGTGCCGGGAGTGCAGAGAAAATATATGGCGATAATAGAGATATTATTGGTATTAGAATGGATAAAATAAATGGAGAATCGCTTTTAAATATTTCGTCCTTGCCAGCACAGGCTGAGCATGCTATTTATGATATGTTTGAGAGACTGGAAAAAAAGGAATTCTTTTTGTTGATACAACAGAAACAAATGTTTTATATGATCGTGTGA